CCAGCCGATCATTTCCTGGCCCATCAGACCGTAGGCGCCACGGCTGTCGGGCTTGCCGGTCTTCTCGGAATAGGCCTGGGGCTGCCCCTTGCACCATTGCAGGCACAGGCGGCCGGCCACGGTGATCGAATCAACGAACACCGTCTCGTACTTGTCCAGCACGACCGGATCGCCGAAGCGTTGGCACACAGCCTGGTAGTGCGCTTCGCTGTACGGCTGGTCATCGCGCAGCGCCGGGTTGGGGCCGCCAATGAACACCGCAAAGTCACGGCATTCCTGCCAAGTGCGAGGACGGATGGTGTCGCCTGCATAGCCCTCGACGGCCAGATCTCCGGCTTCCAGATCAAAGAACAGGGTCGAGACCGGATTGAGCGTCCAGAGCTGAGAAGTCTTGCCAATGCCAGACTTCCCGACCAGGACCCCTTTGACGCCACGACGCTCAGCCAAGCGTTGGTCAGCGGTGATGATGGGCAAGCTCATTTGGCCACCTCCTGGAACTCATCGCTGAAGAACACCTCGGCGACCGTGTTGGTGCCAATGGCGCCCCGTTTGCGGGCTTGTTCGTACAGCTCGCGCAGACCACTCAGGCCACGACGAGCCTGGGCCACTTGGGCTTCAATGCCAACAATGGCAAAGGCCATGTCGTCCAGCGTGGCGTCCTCCAGGGGTACGGTCACTTCTTGCGGGCGATGACCCTCAAGGGCCGGCACGCGGATGGTGTCGGGCAGTTCGCGCACATACCATTCGGGGCGCTCACGCAATTTCTGAACAGGGGTTTTCTTCTTGAACAACATGGTGATTACTCCTTCACGAGGGCAAGGCGATACGAGGGCTTGCCGGACTTGACGGTGCGGGCAGCCTCGAAGGCGGACTTGAGGGTTTCGGGCCAGGCGTTGAACTTGGTCTCGCTCACCCGGTAGCTGATCTCGACGTACTGCTTTGCGTCATCACCGCTGTCCGTGATACGGCGGGTGATCTCGGCCAGACGGGCCTGGTCCCAATCGACTTTCTTGGGTAGGTCGGCAGTGACGCGCACGTTGCCGTCGTCGAAGTGAACGACCCCGGTGTCCTTGCCAGCGTCGTGGCGCAGGTTGCGGGCACGCTCGCTCCACTTGAAGTCGATGGCCTGGTCGATGTGATCGCTCAGGGCTTTGCCAGAAGCCAGCAGATCAGCAGCGGCGTTCTTGATGCTGAAGAGCAGTTCGGCGGGTTGCTGCGCCAGCGTGCCAGCTGGGGTGGCCAGCACCTGCTCGGTGGTGAAATTCACATCGGCGCTCATGCTGCGCCTCCGCTGACTTCACGCTCGGAAGTGCTCTTGCGCAGGCTGTCGACTTCGAAGGCTTCGATGTCTTCGATCCGGTAACGGACCTGGCCTTGCAGTTTGAGGAATACGGGACCGATGCCCTCAGAGCGCCAGCGCTCCAGTGTGGCCTCGCTTAGGTCCCAACGGTCAGCCAATTGCCGTTGATTGAGGTGTTTGACACTCACGTTTTTCTCCTTTCAAGTAATTGCGAAAACGTGAGGAAAGTTTCGGAAACGACCGGTGGGCAAAGGGGTGGGCAAAGAGGCAGAAAGGGGTGGGCAAATGCGGCAAATGCACCCGCCAGAAACAAAAAGGCCCGGAGGGTTAGTCCGGGCCGTTCTTGAAGGTCGCTTCTTGGGCAAATCAGCCTTTGGGCGGCGATGGGTCGTTGCCATAGCTGTTGCGATCGCGAATGCGACCGTCTTTGCCATGGATCAGAACCTCGCTTTTTTGGTTGATTGCGATCGAGCGGGCGGCACGCTCCGCCTCGGCCTGCGTGTTGTGCAGCGATGTGTCACGGGTATTGCCTTCGCCACGGACGGCCCATTGGTCGTCGCGGCGAACTACGTGTTGGTTTTTTCCAGTCATTTGTGGTCTTTCAAAAGTAAGCGGTTGAAGTTGAGGGGAGTGAGTGCTGATCGGTTCACCCCCCTTCGGATAGAAGGTAGTCGGGGTGCAGCCAGTAGTTGCCCTTCTGGTCCGACTGCACAAAGGTCTCGAACACCTCAGCGTGCCGCTTTTTAATGTTGGCAAACTTAAAGTTTTCTGGGATCTCAAGCGCTTTGGCAAGCATGCGCTTGTGAACCTCATCGCCATCTGCATCAAGCAACACCTTCAGGAATTTGAATACCTGCGGTGAGAGCGGGACTTCGGCGCCATCGATCAATGCCACCCGCTTGGTTTCCAAAAGCCGCAGCGATGTTTCGTCTGAGACGACGAGAGGTGCAATACCATCGATATAGGCTTCAAGGTTTTCAATCACCAAGCTGCCCTTGCGAAGTTGCGCAACGGCCCTCAGTGGCACCAGCACCCGACTACCCAGCCGACCTGACTGCAGAACGGTAATTTCACTTGTGGTGATGGTCAGATCCATGCCTGGTGCTGAGGCCTTCTCAAGGGCTTTGTCCACGTCCGCTTGGTTGGCTGCCAGTTGGCATCCAAAAAATAGGCTGTGACGGTGCCGCTTGTATTCACGCTCCCCCAGATGCCACAGCACACCTTTGACAATCTCAGTGACTGGATGCCGCGACCTCAACCCCAAAGCTGCGTTCAGCCAATCAGCAACCTTGGCAGGGCTCGCCTGCCAAAGACGCGCTCGCTCTTTTGCCAGCGGCACCCAGCCGCACTCGCCACAGTAGGCCCGAAGCCCAATTTGAGATCCATGTGCGACTTGTTCGGGCCGTATTGCACCGCTCATGCAGTCTGGACACAACACGGCATCGGTCAATTCAGGGCCAAGACTCAGCGCCTGAACATCCCTCAGATGCTTGAACACCTCGGCTTGGCCGCTGACCCACACTGCATCTGGCAAAAGATGATGCCCAGGCTGCTCAAGCAACCTGGACAACTCGGCCAATGCAGGCGCATTGATGGTGCCCACGATCAGGCGCCTTCAATGGCAGTTGCAGGTTGATCAGCTGCTTCTGTGGTCGGCGGCTGTTGCATCACCCCCAAAGCCAATACGAGCTTTTCCGCCAGTCGGGCATCCGCTTCTTCCATGTCCCGCAGGTTGCTGATGCCCGTCGGCTTCAAACCGATGTGCAGCGCCCGACCTTTCTTGGAGTCCCCTTCTGGCATGAAATACAGACTCACGGTTGCGCTGATGAAATTGAAGCCCGTGCCCATGAGCGTAGCGGTGTGTTGCACACGAACACACTCCAATGCATCAGGCGCGTCCTTGTCAGCTGGCGGCTTGACCACGTAATCACACAGAGGCCGTTGAACCGAGCGGAGGCGGCACTCGGAGAGCCGAACCTTCACCACCCCATGGTCATGCAGATCCAGTCCGCTGTGCTCGTCCGGCATGACACCTTCACGCAATCGGTTGAGCAAGAAAAGCGGCTGATTCACGGCCATCGGCTCCAGAGGCTTCTTGAACACATGCGTACCCAAGGGGCCAATGAGCTTTTGTCGCGCCTTCTCACCGCCCACCACCAACAAGTCAATCACGCCACTTTCAGGGTAGATGATCGCCGTCATGCGCAGGGGTGGACGCACGTCACGCCACAGCGTCTTGTCATCTGCCCCAAACTCAAGGCTGCGCTGAAGGTTGTCCTCAACACGGATGTCCAACTGCACCCCACCGTCGAGATGGCGTGTCAGCACGTCAATCTCGCATGCACGGGGACGGCCTTTTTTCGGCGTGAAGGCTTCCGCCAGGGCCTTGCGCAGAGGGTCGATGTCGACAGCCTCATGGTGCAACTCTTGCCCAGGTGGAAGTTGGATACGACGCCATGTGCGCTTTCCAATTTCAGCATCGGCCTGAATGATGGACTCGGCCTCGGCAAGTTTGGTGGGCCAGTTGATCAGCGCCCACAGCGCCCGCTCGGCATCACTGATGTGGTGCTCAAAATCGTCCAACATCGCATGCCCCAGTGGAACCGTGTTGCGCAGCGCCTGGACCCCGCGCACAGTGGCCATGCATTTCACGCGACGCAGTTCTGCGTAGACCGATGTCAGCTTGCCCTCGTCCAAGGCTTCGAAGCCTTTTTGCATGCTGGCCTGGACATCCTTTTCGGGCTGAGACCACGTTGCCCCTTCGGGCAATTCGATTTTTCGGGCCTGGAAGTAGAACTCCCAGTACTGGTTGCGCACCTGACGCACGAGATCGCGATAGTTGAAGGCTGACATTTGTTTTTTTCCTTGCTACTGTGGTCCGCGTGCGCATCCTTGTCTCGCGCATCCATGGACCTGCCGCCGAAGAATCAGAGAGGTGCCGCAACACTCCACCGACCGGGATCGTTCGGTACACCGAACTTGTGCGAATTATTGCTGGCACCTGATGGTCATGTCAAGCAGGTACAGATTCGTTCGGTATGGTGGTATCCTGTGGGTATCCATGTGGACAGTTAAGGAGTGACAAGTGGCATCACCTCTCGGTGAAAAAATCAAGACCCTTCGTAATGAAAAAGGACTAAGTCTTGAGCAACTGGCCCAGATAACCGATTCCAGCAAAAGCTACCTGTGGGAGCTGGAAAACAGGGATCAGGCCAATCCCTCCCTTGAAAAAATCAACAAACTAGCCGTTGCGCTAGCTGTGACCCCCGAATTTTTGGTGAGCTCTCTAGAGCCAACCCCCGACAACAAAGTCGCTGACGAAGCTTTCTTCCGCAAATACCAATTGCTGCCAGACCTAGAAAAGAAGAAGCTTCGAAAAATCCTGGACGCCTGGGAAGACGAATGACCAAGCACAAGCGCCCCATGGCTGTTGCCAACCAGATTTCAGACATGCTCAACCAGGTGTTGGGCGTTGATCGATTCCCGGTGGACATACAGCAGTTGGCGCTTGAATACACGAGCCAGTGCTTTCCCGACTCCCCCATCACCAAGATCCAGGGCGAACGCATTGACGGCTTTGAGGGGATGCTCAAAGCCAACAAGTCAAAGACCAAGTGGCTCATCGTCTACAACGATGGCAACGGATCAGAGGGGAGGCAACGCTTCACGGTCGCCCATGAGTTTGGGCATTACATGGTTCATCGGGAACTCCAGGATGAATTCGCCTGCCACGACGATGAAATCTCTACGGGTGAACGTAGCAAACGGGACATCGAAGCCGAAGCAGATCAGTTCGCATCGACATTACTGATGCCCTACGATGACTTTCGTCGGCAGGTCAACGGCCAGCCCATCAGCTTTGATCTGATAGGGCATTGCGCAGATCGATACGGCGTCTCGCTCACTGCAGCGGCTCTGCGATGGATCGACATCGCGCCAGAGCGCGCGATCCTGATAGCCAGCCGCGACGACCACATGCTTTGGGCCAAGTCGAACGAGGATGCGTTCAAGTCAAGGGCATATTTCGCCACCCGAAAGAACGTCATTGAGCTTCCGAGAACGGCGTTGGCCCACAGCGCCAATGCAGAAACGACCGTTAGCCAGCAAGACGTTCGAGCCAACACTTGGCTCGCCAACGAACCACCCTACGTCCACGCTCAAGAGCTGGTCAAAAGTGCCGGTCAATACGACTACAAGCTCACCTTGCTGCTATTGCCTCAATCTGAATGGCAGCGCCCGACACACGAAGATGGAGAGCCAGACGAGGACACGTTTGATCGCTTCACGCGTAACGGTCAACCTCTGAACCGCTAAGCCCATCACCTGCTGGAATTCAAAGTCACCCAGTTTTCGCAGGGGTTGGCAAATTCCAGCATCTTTCCGCGCCAGTCCTAAATCTCCCTCTGGCATCGCCATGGACCCCCGGGGACAATTTTTTCCTTCGATCGTTGAACATCAAGGACTGGCAACCAATGCAAGAAATCAACCGCCGACCACCTGATTCCATGTCCGTCACGGAACGCATGGATGAGGTGGCTGCCCTGCTGGCAAGGGGCATCTCCCGTGTATGGGAAGAATCTGTCGCGAAGTCCGCAAATGCGGCCTCCAAGAGCCATTTAGGACTTGGCTTTATCGCCGACCAGAGCGTTCATACGGACCCGTCAACCAAAGTCACGGAGTCCAAATGACCACCACGCAATCACCCTACGTCACGCCGCCCTCGGTGCTGGCGCAAATCGCCGGATTACCCGACCTGTCGATGCTCGACATCAAGGCGCTCTGGAAAGACCTGTTCGGCAAAGACACGCCGACGCACAACCGCCAGTTCCTGGAGCGCCGCTTGGCCTTCCGGCTGCAGGAAATCGAGTTCCGCAAGATCGATCGCAACATGGTCGACCGCAACAAGCGCAGGATCCAAGCCATCATCGACTCTGGCCAGAACAAGAAGCTGGAGCGCGACTTCCACCTGATGGCTGGCACGCTCCTCACCCGCGAATACCAGGGCAAGGAATACCAAGTCATGGCCACGGTCGACGGCCAGTACGAATACGAAGGACGCCCGTACCGCAGCCTCTCGCGCATCGCCAAGGAGATCACCGGCACGGCATGGTCCGGCCCCGTTTTCTTTGGACTGAAGGCCAACGCACCATCCAAGCCAGCCGCTAAGAAGGGAGCACGCAAATGAGCGAGGTTCTCAAACGCCGTCAGCGATGCGCCGTGTACTGCCGGGTCTCCAGTGACGAACGGCTGGACCAATCCTTCAACTCCATCGACGCCCAGAAGGAAGCGGGCCACGCCTACATCGCCAGCCAGCGCAGCGAAGGCTGGATCCCGGTGGCCGACGACTATGACGATGGCGGCTTCTCGGGCGGCAACATGGAGCGCCCAGCATTGCGCCGACTGATGGCCGACATCGAGGACGGCCGCGTTGACATCGTGGTGGTCTACAAAATTGACCGCCTGACCCGCAGCCTGGCTGACTTTTCCAAGATGGTCGAGGTGTTCGAGCGCGCCGGGGTGTCCTTCGTCTCGGTCACCCAGCAATTCAACACCACCACGTCCATGGGCAGGCTGATGTTGAACGTCTTGCTGTCCTTTGCGCAGTTCGAGCGGGAGGTCACGGGCGAGCGCATCCGCGACAAGATCACGGCGTCAAAACGCAAGGGCATGTGGATGGGTGGTGTGCCGCCGCTGGGCTACGACGTGAAGGACCGGCGCCTGATCCCCAATGAGCGGGAGGCCAAGATCATCAAGCACATCTTTACGCGGTTCGTGGAACTGGGCTCCACCACCAAGCTCATGAAAGAGTTGCGCTTGGACGGCGTCACGTCCAAGGCCTGGACCACCCAGGACGGTAACGTCCGAGAGGGCAAGCTGATCGACAAGGGGCTGATCTACAAACTCCTGGGCAACAGGACGTACCTGGGCGAATTGCGGCACAAAGAGGAATGGTTCAAGGGCGAGCACCAGCCGCTGATCGAGTCCAGCACCTGGGAGGCGGTCCAGTCCATCCTGAAAGTCAGCCCGCGCACCCGAGGCAACAACACCCGGGCCACCATCCCGTTCCTGCTGAAGGGCATCGTCCAGGGCGCAGATGGGCGAGCCTTGACGGTGGCCTGGAGTCGCAAAGGCACCGGCATGCTGTACCGGTACTACATCCACACGCGAGAGAACAAAGAGCACGCCGGTGCGTCCGGTCTGCCACGGCTGCCGGCAATCGAGCTGGAAGCCAACGTGGTGGCGCAGATGCGCAGGATCCTGCGCGCGCCCGATCTCAAGACCCGTGTGGCAGCACTGATAACGGCCCGGGATCCAGAGGTGGATGAAGGCAAGGTGTGCATTGCCATGCTGCAGATCGACAAGATCTGGGACCAGCTGTTCCCGGCAGAGCAAGAGCGCATCGTCCGCCTGCTGATTAAGAAAGTGGTGGTCACGCCCCACAACATCGAAGTGCAGTTCCTGCCGAATGGCCTGGAGCGGCTAGCCGCTGAATTGAATCTGCCAGCCGCCAAAGAAGAAGTTGAGGTGACCGTATGAACGAGATCACGATCAAGGCGACCGGGGAAGCCGATATGGTCAGCGCCAGCAATGGCAGCATGAACGTGACCATCCCGATCAAGATCATCCGACGCGGCCGGCGCAAAGCCGTGACCCTGCCGGACGGCACTGCCGTGCAACCGCGCGCCTGGGACAACCAGCCCACGCCGATGCAATTGGCGTTGGTCCGTGGGCATCGGTGGCTGGCCATCCTGGAGTCCGGCAAGGCTCGGAATCTGGCAGAGGTTGCGCAGATGGAGGGGATGGACCGGGCCTACGTAAGTCGGATGGTGAACCTCACCACGCTGGCACCAGATATCGTGGCCGCCATCCTGGACGAGTCACTGCCGGACCACGTTACCCTGTTTGACCTGGCATCGGGGACGCCATTGCTGTGGGATGAACAAAGGGCGCTGCTCCATTTATGACATTCGAACAGATCAGAGTCTGAATGGCGGGACGCGACCCATTGCAGCCGGTCACATCTTTTAAGACGTTGACTTGTTTGTAGCGGTTGCTGCCGGTCGTGTCCCGCAGTCATTTGTGGGCTTTCTGCCAGTAGCGGTCGGTCGATCTTTAACCATCAG